TATTAGCTCGATCTTGGATAGCGGCTGCATCACTTGATAGTGGCTCTACCGGTTCTTCTTTTCCAGCTTGGGTAGCTAAATCTTCAGACGTTTCATTCAAACTATTACCTAGAGCTTCAGCAGATTCCTTACCCTTAGTGCCACCGCCAGTTGTATTGCTGTATGTTACGTTCTGATCTTTAGCGTATTCAATCGTTACATTACAGAAGATTGCAGTTAGATCTCCTGCACTGGACCCAGAAGTTCCAGGAAGGGTAGTTCCGTCTCTTCTGGTTAATCCACTCTTCTTAGACTCTTTATCAGCATTAATATAGGTGTTAGGTTCTGCTCTGGCTTGACCTGGTGCCATACCACCAGGTCTTAACGGCTTGTCGTCGCCTTCACCTTCTGTAGAACTACTAGATCCTCCTTCAGAGCTTTCAGGCTGGGATTCATGTTCAAGCTTTTCAATACCAATAACCTCTGTGCCTTCTACGTCAAACTCGTCACCATAGGGCTGCTGTACGTCAAACTCGTTACCATATTCAGAGCTTAAGTCTTTTTCGATGTTTTCTTTTACAAGTGATTTAGCATCTTGGTTCTCTGCACGGAGAACAGCAGGTGTGTTTGCAGCCCTGGCATCAGGATTGATCGCATTATCTAAGGATGCAAAACTTTTAAACTGTGAGGATTCAAAATTCTGGTTAGCGTTCGGATTTGCAGACATTACGTATTATTCCTATCCATATACTCATACGCAAGATCTATAGTTCTACTTAAACTACTTTCAGATTTGATGATATTTTGGTAAAAAATCTTAGCAGCTTTTTCTATAGTCTCAGCACTTTTAAAAGATTTCCCGTATAACTCAGGATTGTGGTTCATCTCTCTAAGCAAAAACTTTGTTTGATTTATTACATCATTCCTATCTAATTTATTCTGAAAGCAATATGCAGAATATTTAAGAAGTAAGGCACCGGAAAAGTTATACGCCCCAAAGGTTGTAAAGTTAGTAGGATCAATCCTAACAGTATAATTAGGGATTGATTTTTTGACTGTCAATTTTTTATTAATGGTAGCCATTAAATTGTACCCTCACTTGCTTTAATGTGAGCTGCCATTACTGCGGCCGCCTCGTCCGTTATTCCTTCTTGCTTCGCCATATCAAATACGATATTTTCTGTAGCAGTATTTACTGAGATAACATTTCCATTTGCAGCTACTTGATAGGAAGTCTGTCCTATAGAAGATTGAATTTGAGCAGGAGTAATTTTTGCTTCAGGAGTAATATCCTTTCCTGGTCCTAATTCTTTCTTAGGAATCGTACCGAAGACTACAGGATTCTGTGAGTGCTTACCGTCCATGAACATACCAAATACCCAGGATCCTTGCTCAATTCCGGTCGGAGATCTGCCGACCCCCGATACACCTCCGTATGTAGAAGGGATGAGTACTGTAGCCCAAGGGAGAGATTCAACTGGAAGCTCTTCAAGATATGGATTATGAAGACCGAATACCCTAACTCTAACTCTACCCAGCATTTCAGGATCATTCTTGTTGTCTTCTACGACCCCGACGAACCAGCGTACGTTGTCTCCATAGTATTCTGTCTGAATAGTGTTTAATAAGTCTGCCATTTATTTCGCCCTATTCAATTTTCCATCTTCATCTGCAAGCTCAGTAAGAGTATCACTCTTGGTAATGGTCAAAGTAGATGTCCATTGATTGTTAAAGATAACGTGCTTAATTCCGTAGATCAGATAGACACCTGATCTTTTCTTATCCATAACATCGTCCTTAGTAACGTCTTCTTCGTCTGCAGGAATGTCTTTAGTGATATAGACATCAATTGTCTTACCTAACTTATCTAGCCCTAGTCCCAATCCAGGAACTGCGATATTGACTGGGGACTGTGCCATGAAATTGTACAGGGCTTGGGATTCACCCTTTCTTTTATGTCTTTCCATGTCTTCCTCTTCATTATAGGAAAACACATCGTCAAACAGTTTTCGAGTTACAATCTGACTTGCATATGCACTCTGTCCTTCATGGTACGGTCGACCTACTTTAAAAGTAGGATCGTAGTTATGTTCAGTTGTTCCATTAGGCTTAGGAAGCTTATCCAGTGGAGTAGGTAAGTCAAAGATCTTTTCGTGCGATCCATATTCAAAAGTATCGATGTAATTATAATATGACCCATAGACGTTACGAGTCATAGCCAGCAAGGTATCTTCGTTATTACCGATAGAGTAGCCTGAAATTTTTCTGTTAAGAATATCATAATCTTCTCTCCCGCCAATCTCTTTATCTGAAGTTCTAGCGAAAATATAAGGGTCATCTTTATTGAAAGGTGGTTGAATTAATAAAGTCTTTAAACTCTTCATTTGAAGACTGTCGTCCACCATGGTAGAATACAGATAGAATGGTGCACCTGATTCTGTAGTACATCTGCTTGTCATCCATAAAGCCGCAGCTAGGGGAGAGATTGTAAATGGAAATACGACCCTCATATCCTGCTGGTACGATGATTCTGTTTCAACATTGACCCCGAGTTGCTCTTGGCATACGTCAGCGCAGATTTGCTCAGGTTTACCCTCATAAACCTTACTAAACCTAGTAACGTTATTGAGCATTGCATGTTCTTCAATCAGCTTAATGACATACGTAGAAGTACCATCATTAAGCTTCTGTCCCAGTTCTACTCCCATACAAATGAATTCTTTTGTAAGAAGTGGCTGGAGATCTTTATCAATAATAATAATTGTAACTCGTTCCTGTCCAATAAAAGGAGCAGCATTAGATGCATTGGAAGAGTCAATTACAATAAGTTGAGCAGTCATATACGGTAAGCCAAGATTCTCAAAAATCTTAACTTCTGGGGTAATTCCAGAAATTTCCTTAGTAGAAAATCTTTCAGACTGTACAAATACTCTAGTCTGTCCTACATAATATGGGGTAAACTCTTGAACCTGGGCCATTAGTAACTACTACCACCACTGCTTGTTGAAGAACTAGCTGACGGTATTGCAATGCTCGAAGGATCATCAGGAATAGCAGAATACGAACTGAATCCCTGAGATGTAGTCTTACTGATAACCTCTTGTGCTAAAGACTTACCTAAGATTCTTCTAAACTGAATATCGAACTCTTGTACCACTTCAGGCTTAAGAACCTTAATAGATTTTAATGAGCTATTCTGACGAATATACCTTTCGGTAAATGTGACAGGCGTTATCAAAGCTGGCTCTAGATCATCATAGTTTTCAGTAATATAAGCATCAAAAATAGTTTTAAGCTCATCATATGCATCATCCTTACTAACAAAGTCAGTTACTGCGGATGTTACTAAAGCCCCAGTCTGGTCAAAGATTGTAATAGTTTCAGATGAGCCGCTCTGAATCGCCTGATCGGAATATAATACCTTATAGTATGTCTTTGTTACAGGCGGATTGGCGGCCAGTGCAGCCCCGAATGCCAGCTGACCGATCAAGGTGGGAAGATCTAATTGCCCTGCAGTTTCTGCTGCTTGGTATGCAGCTGCCTGTTCTGCAGTTAGCTGCAAAATACTTACCAGATAGTTTGTAAGACCTGTAATCGTATTACCGTTAGCAGCTGCTAAGTTAGTGAATGTTACAGTTTGAGTAGGAATATCTTCATCTGCTGCTGTGTAATCGTCTGCTGTATACTTTACAACTGTACCAATAGTTGATACGTCAGCACCACCAGCAACATCCACCAACTTATCAACAATAAAGAAATATTCAAACTCTGCCTGTATTCTATTATCAAGAATATCATTGGTAAAACTAGTTTGATACTTTGGGAGGTTCTTGTTGATGATATCAGAAAAAAGAGCCAAAACAGCTGCTTGATATGACGCATTAGCCTGTTGAAGACCGAACACAGCAGTAAAGAATACATTAAACTCTTGCAAGCTTAATGGAAGTCCTGTAGCTTTTTTACCTTCAATAAGCTGGAGTGCTACAAACAGGAGCTGAAGAATACTTGCACCAGGTAATAAGTTACCAAGAAGAGAAACAGCATTTGCCTGACTAAGAGTAAGGTCGACATCCAGGTTATCAAATGTAGACAGTGTAACGTCTTTATTTAAATCGAATAGCCACGCACCTGCAGAAGTTACCCCGTCTGCAGGATCACTGGTATCCTCAATTGCATATGTTGTAGTATTAACTTCAAAGTTCTTAAGAGGAGAAACGCTAGTAGCACTAGTAGCCAGAGCAATCTGTTCTGCTAAAGTTTCAAGAGTTAGTTGACCAATAGCTGCTGCACCATCATACGTTGCTTTCTCAATAGTAGTCATTTGACCCAGATCAACAAGAGCTTGCGTTAAAGCAGGAACGGATCCGTATGCAGTAAACTGTGGTACCAAGATTGCCTGTTCTGCTGCAATAATCCCAGCAATGGTTGTAGCATCTGGGGTTGGGTTCGTAGCACTAGTTGCAAGATTAGGATTAAAATAAATCGCAACCGAATCACCAGCCAGGGGATCAGCATTTACGTTAATATAAAAATGACTCGTCGGGCTATAGCTAATTGGGATTTTAAATCTCTGTACGTATGGAGCACGGGGGAAAATATCTACGTGATCCCCGTCTGCATTCTCATAGTGATGCTTTGCATTGTACTCATCAACAACACGGTCAATCTTCATGGAAGCTGACCCGATCGTTTCTTGGTCCGCATCTTTTACAATACGAATACTTTCTGCATCTTCATCATCTTCAAATGGTATGATAGCTGTAGGGTCTTCTTCTTCAGAGGGCTCTGGATTAGGAATAGGCTTTACTATAATTTGTCCCATGTCAGGTCGACGTCTCAGGATTTCTCCATGAGCACCAGAATTCAATCCTCTAATAATATCTCCAACCTGGAATCTACCAGTCATGTTTTCTCTGGTAACCAGTACCTTGTGGGGGTATTCTCTCTTGGCTTTTTCAGTTATTGCCTTATCGGATAAAGGCCACCCTCTTAGCTTTATATCATCATTCATCAAATAGAATGTCCAGTAATAATCTGGTGTTCCATATAGTGTCTGTGAAACCTGATCGGGTCTATCTCCGCTTCGAATAGGATATTCTGTATAGAAAGAAGCGTCATCTTTTACTCGATCAACCAGATCGATGTAAACTCCAATATCTTGGAAAGCCGTAGAGGTGCTCTGTCCACCAAAAGGATATCTAATCTTCGGATATTTAGTAAAGTATGCCATTAGAATCCCTCTCGGATCTCAGATTTATCCAGTGGTCTTTCTTCCATAAAGTTTAACGAAAGTTGGGTTTCGTTAACTCTACCGTCTTTAAAGAATGATGATGACCTAGGGTTTAGTACCGTATTAACACTGGTTAGATAGCACGGAAGAATTTTAGGTGCATCTTCCATCGGCTGGTTATTATAATTTAATTTGATGTTAAATGTTGTAGGAAACTTGTATGCTAATCCGGCTCCAATTTTTTCTGGATACGCATTGGTTCTAAAAAAGTTTACAATATTTCTAATAGCTGAAGCTTCACCTGCTGTTGATGGGGACATTAGAAACGTAAAAGTAAAGTTACGAATAGCTACGTCACGGAACAGTGAGCGTTTATGTGGATTGGCTGTAACCCCAGTTGCTGAAGAAATACCATCAGCAATTTCACCAGGTAACATAGTTTGCACTAATAGATTACCAACGCTAGAGCCGTATTCGTTAAGTATAGTTTTGACCCGATCTGGATTACCCAATCCGTTTACTGTTGCAGCTTCTATGGCGGAAGTAAATGAATTAATAGTCCCAGCTACCCCTTTATTTGCCATTGTACTGGAAAGGGTTTCTGCGGCTAACCCAGCCAAGTTTAGATTGGCATTGTCATACACGATACCATCAGAGAAGTTGATACCTTCTGGCAGATAAAGAATTACCGGTCCACCTACTCCTCCGCCGACTCCAGGAGCCCCGCCAGCCCGGTTTCCATTATTAGTAGAAAATATTACAGACCCTTTATATTTTTCATCTGTTGTCTGTGGGAATTTTAAGCCTAGAGCCATGTTTATTCCTAAATAAATACATATTAGTTTAAATTATTTATGCGGCTATCAATGAAGACTTACAAGGGCAGATACAAAGTAAAGAAACCAGAGAAGTATTCAGGCGATCATACTCAGGTTATTTATAGATCGTACTGGGAGAAGTTCGCTTTTATGTGGTGCGAGGATCAGAGTCAAATCAAATCATGGTGCTCCGAAGAAACTGTTATTCCATACATCAGTGCGGTTGACAATAGAGCACATAGATACTTTGTAGACTTAAAGATCAAAACCAAGGAGGGTAGAACTATCCTAGTTGAGATCAAACCGAAGAAGCAGACCAAACCTCCTAAGGGCAAGAAGAAGACTAAGAGATTCATCAGTGAGTCATTAGAGTATGTTCGTAATCAGTGTAAGTGGAAAGCAGCCAAGGAATACTGTCTAGACCGTGGCTGGGAATTTCAGATCTGGACAGAAGATACACTAAGACAAATGGGAATGAAGGTATAATGTCAAACCTTTTTCAGAAGTTAGAAATCGAAGCATTCCGTGCAGGAATCACGCCTAGATCACGTCAATCAATGAAGTGGTTTCAGCAGAAGGCGAACCAGCTTCGTCCTAGCAGAGCTTCATTGCTTAAGGATGAATCACTAACTCTAACTAATCGACCTAGAGTTGGTAGTATGTTTATGTATTTCTATGATCCTAAGACTAAGGAGCAGTTACCTTATTATGACAGGTTCCCGCTAACTATCATGGTTGGTCCTGCACCAAAAGGTTTCTACGGTCTAAACCTTCACTATTTGCCTCTAGACCTACGTGCCAGACTACTAGACTCCTTGCTGGACACTATAAATAATAAAAAATATGATGAATCGACTCGTTTCAGGCTTTCTTATGATATGCTTAATCGAGCATCAAAACTGAGAGCATTTAAGCCATGCTTTAAGAGATATCTGACATCACACGTTAGGTCTCGACTTGCTCGTGTTGATGCACCTGAATGGGAAATTGCGACGTTCTTACCGACTGCTGACTTTGAGAAGGCATCTCTGAGAAAAGTATACGGTGATTCTAGAAGAAAGATGAATGCGTAATGGCAACAATAGAACAACTTAAAGGTGCGTTCGAAAGAGGTCCAGCACTACCAAACAGGTACAAGATCATGATCCCTGGCATGCCAGAGGGTGATGTGTTCTGTCAGGCAACTAATCTTCCCGGACGTCAGATCACAACTAACCCACGTACGATTGGCATGCTGACTCAAAAGATGCCATACGGGTTTATCTTTGACGATGTAAACCTGCTATTCTTGTTGGATGGTAGTTATACCATGAAGAACTACTTTGAAGAATGGCAAAATCAAATCTATAACGAAAATGATTCTTACGAACTTTCCTACAAGAATGAATATACACGTGAAGTGAATATTGAACAGCTTGACAAAGAAAGCGAAAAGTCTATCTATGGGGTGAAGCTCAAAGGTGCTTTCCCTGTTACGATTAATCCAATTGAATTAAGTGACGGACTTACCGGTCAGGTCACACAACTGAGTGTCCAATTAGCATTTACTGATTGGGAAAAATTATAATAGTATGGAGACCATATAATGGCTTTACCTAAACTTAATGATACTGTCAAATATACCACCCAGGTACCTTCGACAGGCGAAGAGATTCGATTCCGACCATTCCTGATTAAGGAAGAAAAAGTATTACTTCTTGCCATGGAATCACAAGACGGCAAGATGATTCTTCAGTCCATCTTAGATACGATCGGAGCATGTGTAGAGGAAGACGTTCGATTTGATAAGCTTCCACTGTTTGACATTGAGTATCTATTCCTACAGATCAGATCTAAGTCTGTTGGTGAAACGTCTGACGTCAAGATCAAGTGTAAGAAGTGCGAAGAGTACAACGACGTCACTGTCAATCTTGACGATATTAAGATCAATATTCCTAAGAAGGCTAAGTCAATCAAGCTCGACGACACGTACAGCTTA